AGGTAAGGCCACGCAATGTCCTTTGCACGCTTCCAAGTCGGGTAGAAAAACGCATATTGGGGGGCAGGTTGTTTTCGGGTGTTGGCGAGGGCGCGAAGGATGAGCTCGATGACAAGCGCGACAGTCTTGCCCGCGCGCCGATGGCACACGAGCACTGCGTCTCGCTCTGTCCGCTGGTGGAACGGGATGAAGGCCGACCGCGCCGTGTACGGGATCACCGCGTCAGGCATCGGTCTTTATCGGGGGCAGGGGGCTTTCTAGCTTGATAGTAACAACGGGGTCGCCATCGCCCGCGCTATTGGCGTGCTGCAGGCGGTCGCCGTACTTTTTCGGAGCTAGCTTGCTCGCGTACCATTGACGCGCCCAAATGCGAAGCCTCGCAGACTGTACGTTCTCCTCAGTGGCCTCGTCGGCAATATCAATGGTCTCGGCGGTTAGCGCGTCCTGGCCTGCTTCCCTCGCGCGCGAGATAGTTGCGGAAAAAGTAGCGTCAGCAGCCATTTTCTTCCAAAACTGCTTTTCAAAGGTAGCGCCGTAACTCTGTGTAACTTTGCGTGTTGTCTCTCCTGCAGACAAGCGATTGCAAATGTCTGCTAGCACGTCTGGATCATTTACGTCTGCAGCGTTCGCCATGATTTACCTTGACAGGGGCAAAACGCCAACCCCTTAAGTATCCCCGTTGCTCAGAACGGTTGCGTCTGGACGTTGATGTTGGCGGTCGTGTTCGAGATCACCCAAATGTCGAACCCTGCGGGTGAATACTGCGACCATTGGGCCGGCGTGAGCGTATAGACGTAGGGATTGGGCTGCGCCGGGACTGCGAAGGTGTAAGTCGAGGTTGTCAGCGTCGAGGCCGTGCCGGTGGGCACGAGCTGCACGTAAACCGTGCCTGCGCCCACGCCGTTGTTGAGGACCGTGATCTGGCGGGTGCCGTTGCGGGCATACTGGCCTTGGCCGACGTTGGCGCTTCCGGCGATCTGCAGGCCGAGGAGCTGCTTCGTGGACGTTACGGCGACTTGCGGGTAGAGTGCCATGGCTAGGGCTTGTTGGTGACGCGGGCGTGGGATTCGCTGTTCACGCGGCCCGTGGCGTCGGGGCGTCCGGGGCGCTTGCCGTTCGGCCAGGTGCGGGCGTCGAACTGCTCCGAGCCGACGGCGTCGCCGTGCGGGATGGAGCCGGGTTTGAGGGAGGCGCTGCGCTGGACGACGGTTCCCCAATACTCGGAATCGACGCGCGGGCCCTTGCCGGCGATGTTTTTGGTCTTGTGCTCGGTGCGGCTGTTGGCGGCGCCGGGGTTGAAGGTCGTGGTGCCGTACTGCTCGCCCATCGGGCGGTGGTAGTCGGAGGGATTCAGGACTTCGCCGCTTAGGTGGGCGTCGCCTGCGCCGTGGACCGAGCGCCCCTTGTGGCAGTAATCATCCTGCATGAAGCTGTCCTCGCCCCATTTCTTGTTAGCGGCTTGTGGCATGGTGGCTTCCAAATCGGACGGAGTTGGGCGCAGGTCAAGCATTAAACCCGGCCGCTTGCTTGCGGAAGCGCCGAATTGAACGGTAAACGGCACGGGAAGCTGCTTGTGCGTTCTGATAAACCATTTACCAAAAGCGATGCAAGCTCATTCTGGCGTTGAAGGTTGGCAAAAGAATGCCCTATTCTTTGCGCGTCGGCTGATTCGCCGGCCTAAAACTGATTCAACACATTTCCCGCAAGGGGACGCCCCCGTGAGTACCCATGCCCGCATAGCGGGATGAATCCTTGGCGAAAGCGGGGGCGATACCTTCCGACAGTGAAAGCACCCGCATTCCAATTCTATCCCGCCGACTTTATGATGGGCACCCTGGGCATGTCAGCCGAGGCGGTCGGCGCCTACATTCGGCTTCTTTGCTACCAATGGGACAATGGCGCGGTGCCTGACAGCGACGACTTTATCAAGCGATGCGGTGGCATTGCCAACCCTCATGCGGTGGCAGAGGTTCGGCTCAAGTTTGGCAAGACGTCCGATGGACTGAAAAACGCCCGACTTGAGGAAGTGAGGGCAAAACAGGAGGATTATCGCCAAAAACAGGCAATAAACGGAAAAAAGAGATGGGTTGGCAATGCCAAGCCTCTGCCAAGCCATATGCCAAACGCATGCTCTCCGTCTCCATCTCCTACTCCATCTTCATCTCCTGACTCCAATACTTTGGCAGCGGCCAAGCCGCCGCGGGCCAGAAACGAGATTTGCGATGCGCTGGCTAGGGCATGCAACATCGACCCAATCCAGATGACGCCTAGGAGCGCACAGTCTTGCGCGGTGGCCGCGGCTCAGATCAAGAAGGTAGCACCGACCGTGGATCAGGCCGAGTTTGAACGTAGGGCAGCGAACTACCGCCAGCATTTCAGCGGTGCAGCACTCACACCGCGAGCTTTGTGTGACCATTGGGCGGCTTGCGACGTAGGCCCACCCCGGCAGTCAACGACAGTCAAATGGCAGCGCCCTGAAGTCACAGACGAGGAACACGCCAAAGGCTTTTAACCATGAATGAAGAACCCGAAGTCCCGTTTGAGATGCTGNAACCGTACGANCCGCAAGNNGAGCTTGGAGGCCGAAAGCGCGACGAGCCCGTAAGCATAGGCGATGCGCTGGGCTGGATTTTTCCCCGNGGCGTTGACGACTATACCACGGCGAAACACCCCTTTGACGGGTGCTGCAAGTTCTGCAACCTGCCGCTGGAGTTGCCCCCCTGGACCCAGATCAAGGGCGCCGTGGGCTGGTATCCGGTCAACTCGTGCCCGACCTGCTACGAGGCCGCAAAGGGTGATGGCGAGCTTAGGAAGCGCCAGCGCGAGCAATGGGAGCGCATCTGTCCCCCCGACTTCCGCGCTGATTGGGACGACAGGAAAGGCAATGCGCCTCTCCTGCGCCAGATGCTCAAGTTTGACCCGAAGCTCGGCAAGGGGCTGCTCATCCACGGATCGACAGGCAAGTGCAAGACGCGGGCCGCGTGGCGGCTCACCCGGGATCTCATGGAGCGCGGGCACCCTGTCACCTTTGTCGAGTCCATCGACTTGCCCGACGAGAACGTCAAGGACATGATGCACGCGCCAATCCTTGTCATTGACGACCTCGGAAACGACCGGATGCAGGCCAATCGAGAGGCCTTGGTGCTCAAGATTCTTAGGCACCGCTGCAACTGGCGCCGGCCGACGATTATCACGACTCAATACACGGGCATTACGCTTGCGGAGCGGTTCAACGACGAGAACACGGCGAAAGCAGTCGTGAGGCGGCTACGCGAGTTCTGCGACGACGTGGCGGCTTGACATTTCCAGCTATCTGCGCAACACGTCGCGTTACTACCATGCCAGCTATCACATTACGCGAACACCTTAAACGAGCACGGGCCAACGTGGACCCCGAAAACTGCAAGCGGACGAGTGAGCAATGCGCTAAGGCAGCAAAAATAAGATGGGCTAAATTCCATGCGGCAAAGCGACTTGCACAACCTAACAAAGTTACTCCTTGAATAGCGCGACGTGTCGCGTAGAAGTACCCCCATGGCAAACAACACTCCCACCTTCCAAGACCAGAACGGGTACGACTGGACGCTGACCGAGCTGGTCAAACACGCGGTCATGGACCGCTCGCTTCCGCTGGACGCGCGCTGGGCGCTCTACTACGAGGTTGACCTGGCGCTTGAGTCGGCGTGCAGGCAGTTGGAGGCCGATCAAAAGGCCGCAGAACAGCTTGAGGTTGAGGAAAAGCGCGACCCGCGGGACAGCGCCGAGGCTATGGCCGAAGGATGGAACTAACATGACCACCGACGCGCTAATCTTACCGCCCGACGTAATGGCGTGCGACCGCGAGCAGAAAATCATCACCGTTTGTGCTTGGTGCGAAAAGGACAGGCCGGCGAACACCGAATGGGCCCGCGCTCACGGTTATGAGATTTCGCACGGCATGTGCCCGAGTTGCTACGCGCTTAACCTAGCGGGTGACCCATGAGCGACATTCAACTGCTCGGCGTGCTGGTTCTGGCCCTTTGCGCGGTCGCTGGCTGCGGCTGGCTCTACGACAGGCGGCAGCGCAGGAAGGCGCAGGAGGCGCGAGACCTGGCGGCTGTCGAAGCCATCCTTGAGAGCTGGGCGCGCATCGAGCGCCGCAAGCACGGACGCGACGGGCGCTACCGCAGGGTTTACGGCGTTATCACTTTCCCCCATGAGTAAAATACCACCAGACACGACAGTTGCGGAACTCTCTGAGTTCCTTGAGGCGAAAGCCAAAACTTTCAACCTGCCCGGTCTTGAGCTGTCCTTTGCAATCAGATCGGCAGGAGGTTTTTATACCTCCGCATTTCTCGCCGGAATATTAGAGGTTGGCGACACGTTTGAAGAAGCTGTTGAGCGCCTCGGCAATGCAAAGCAACGCCGCATCAAATCCCTTAACGATGAGCTTAATAACCTGGAGGCCCTATGAGCGAAACACAAACGCTAGACCTGATCTCGGACGACCCGCGCAAGGAATCGCCCGCACCAACCCCGCTCGCCCTCATGCAACAGGTGATCGCCGCTGGCATCACCGCCGAAAGCGTAGGCGTTATGGAGCGCCTGGTCGCGCTTGACCGCGACATGAAGAAGGAAGCTGCGGCTGCGGAGTACGCGAGGGCGTTCTCGGCGCTGCAAAACGAGATGAAGTCCTTCAAGCCGACGAAGGCGGTCCCCGGCAAGGAGCCGGGAAGCATCAAATACCACTTCCTGCCCTACGAGGAGATCATGCGCGAGGTGCGCCCCCTGTGCGAAAAGCACGGCTTGTCTATCAGCTTCTCAACCGACTTTGCCGAAGGGCGCATCGTGCAGACCTGCACGATCCAGCACGTTTCGGGGCACTCAAAGGACTACAAGGCGTTTGTGAGGGCGGGGGCTGGTCCCTACGGGGCTACCGAGAGCCAAGCCGACGGCGCGGCCATGACGTATGCGAAAAGATACGCCCTCTGCAACGCCCTCAACATCCTAGTCGAGCGCGACAGCGACGGCCTAGACGCACGCAACGAAGGCGCGCCCATCACGCACGAACAGGCGCAGACGCTCAAGGAACTGTGCCAGGAGGTCGGCGCTAACGTTCCGGCGTTCCTCAAGTACGCGGGTGCGACCAAGTTTGAGGACATTGGATCAGCCCGCTACGACGGCTTATTCCGGTCCCTCCAAAAGAAGCGGGGTGCCAAGTGAAGGTCCACGCCGTAGAGCAGGGGTCGCCTAGCTGGTATTTGGCGCGCATGGGCGTCGTCACAGCCAGCGAGGTTGACGCGCTTATCACGCCCAAATGGAAGGTCCGCGAGGGTGCCGGGGTCGATTCGTACATCTGCCGCAAGCTGGCTGAGAAGCTGGTAAACTGGTCGCCCGAGATGCTGGGCGGGTTCGCGGTCGATCAAGGCAAGATCCTCGAAACCATCGCCATTCCGTGGTATGAGTTTGAGACGGGCAAGAAGGTCAACCGCGTCGGCTTCATCACCACCGACTGCGGGCGCTACGGGTGCAGTCCAGACGGGATGCTAGAGGACGGTAGCGGCCTAGAGATCAAATCGCCGCAGGCACCGAATCACATCAAGTACCTTCTCGACGGCAAGCTGCCCGACGACTACGCGCCGCAGGTCCATTTCAGCATGTTCGTCACAGGGGCTCCGTACTGGACCTTCGTTTCCTACAACGAACGCCTGACGCCCTTCGTTCTCCGCGTGGACCGTGACGAAGGCATCCAGGCCAAACTGGCGGAAGCCGTCGCGCAATTCAGCGCGACGTTTGCAACGCAGCTACAAAAACTGACATGAGCACCCCCATTAGCCACCTGTCCAAAATCAGCGCGTGCAGCGAAGCCGTCGCTTGGGTCAAGTCAACGAAGTGTCGGTCCCTCGAATCCGCGTGGAAGAATTGCGAGCGCGGGGACTGGATGCTGTGGTACGCCGCAAAGAAGGCCGGACCCGTGGGCGACAAAAGGCGCAAGCGGCTTGTCTTGGCCGCGTGCGAGTGCGCTAGGCTTTCGCTCCCTGTTTGGGAGAAGCGTTATCCCGACGACAAGCGCGTGAGCGAGTGCATAGAGACAGCGGAGAAGTGGGCGAAAAATGAGGCAACGCTGGAGGCGTTGCGAGTTTCGCGCCAAAATTGTTACGACGCCGCCTACGCCGTCGCCACCAACAACATCAACGACGCCTCCGACGCCACCTCCGCCTA